TCAGAGTCTCTGAGTCTAGGTCTATGCTCAGTGCGCCACCAGAGTCTGCTTGGAAGTCTAAGTCTTCAGCAGTAATCTGTGCGTCTACATAAGCCTTAATAGACTGCTGAGAAGCAATACCTGTAGCACTGTTGGAAGACATATCGTCTTCATCAAGGAATGCTTTACCGTCTAGTATGTTTAACTCTGCCGCTGTGGACGTTACGCCATCCAGTATGTTAAGTTCTGCGGTTGTACTAGTTACACCGTCTAAGATATTAAGCTCTGCTGCGGTTGACGTTACTCCATCCATAATGTTTAGTTCTGCTGTAGTCGCAGTAACTCCGTCCATTATGTTTAGTTCAGCAGCGGTTGCAGTAACACCATCTAGTATGTTTAGTTCTGCTGTGGTGCTAGTGACACCATCAAGTATATTTAGTTCAGCAGCAGTAGACGTTACTCCATCCAGAATGTTTAGCTCAGCGGCTGTACTGGTTACTGTAGTACCGTTGATAGACAGTGCATCAGTTTCCAACGTACCGTCAACATCTACGTCACCAGAGATGTCTAAAGAAGCTGCTACTGTTGTACCTGTAAGCGTAGGAGCAGTAAGTGTCTTATTAGTCAGCGTCTGAGAGCCTGTAAGGGTCGTTACAGTGCTGTCTATTGCTAGGGTTACTCCAGTGCCTGATGCAGTAGAATCAATCCCTGTGCCGCCTAGAATGCCCAGAGACTCACTATCTAAGTCAATGTCAATGCTGGAGGAACCGTCAGTAACGTCTAAATCCTGTGCAGTTACTTGGCTGTCAACGTATGCCTTAATTGACTGTTGAGTAGCCAGTTTAGTGGCACTATTGGAAGACATGTCATCTTCATCTTTAATGCCAGTTACAGTAGCTCCGTCACCTGCAATACTAATGCTGGTGTTTGCTACGATGGTTGTACCTACAATGCTAGAAGCACTGGCTGCACCAATGGTTGTACCGTCTACAGCACCACCGTTAATGTCCGCTGTGGGTATAGTTACTGTGCCAGTGAACGTAGGGCTAGCAATGTTTGCCTTAGTTGCTGACGCTGTTGCAATGTTATTAAACTCTGTATCAATCTCAGCGCCTTTGACAATCTTGTTAGCGTTGCCTGAAGGTAAGGAGTCCTTTGCTGCAAAGTTAGTTGTTTTTGTATAATCAGTCATTATATAAGTCTACCTATAACTGCTTCAGTATTTAGCTCTTGTATTGACAAGGCTCTCTGGTCTATTGTTGCTTCTATGCCTATGGTTGCTACTTTGCCTGACCCTGTTGCCTTTAGTCTAGCAACGTCAATAACAATCGTAGCACTATACTCTGATGTACTTACGTTGTACTCAGATATTCCGTACTCTGCGATAAGGCTTGTAGCAACAGTGAATGCTTGCTTACTGTAACCTTCCGTATAATCGTAAGCCCAGTTGCCTACTATCTCACTACCTGAGCCACCGATGACTGTAAAGCTAATCTCTTTAAGCATCTTAACTCTGGATGGGTCACCAAAGGCCAGTGGGTTAGTGAAGTATTTGAATGTGTATGTGTCAGTATCGTCCAAGTAGTCGCTGTACTTGTTTACGCCTACTGAGTTACCAAAGTACAGAGTACCGTCCTCTGCTCTTTCCGCACATAAAAGTGCGTTTCCTAGCCACGTAGTCGCCCTGTAGCTACCGTCCTCTAGTGTACCTCTCATGTCAAAGCAGTACACCTCAAGAGTAGTAGGTAAGAACAACAGATAGAAGGCTTCCTCTGGGCTGTAGACTGACTTAATGTTACCTGTCTGTGTGTTTACAGCCAGCATCATAGTGTCACGTACATTCTTGGATACGTTGCCAATAGGGTTAGACTTCTCTTGTATAGTCCTGCCTAAGCTACGTAAACCTGAGTCAGACAAGAATATAAGGTCTGTACCGTTGCTCTGTACGCTGTCTCTAGCTATACATCCGATACCAGTGATAGCGTCAGCTAGTGTCATACTGGACGGTGAGGAAGCTCCTTGGTACAGTAGAATGCTACGCTTACCAAAGATAACTAGGAAGTCATTAAACTCTGCTAGTGCTACAATCTCATCATGTCCTGTAGGCCAGACTGTAGTAACGTCTAAGCTACCTGAACTACCCCCTGTCCACTCATGTCCTGCCAAAGAGTTTGACCAGTACAGTGTGTGCTTGTTCCCTGTAACGTCAGCAGCCCATACACGACCAAAGGCAGCTAATGCTTCGTTAGCCTGCGGTGGTGTACCTGTGGCGTGACTATGGTCACTAAACTTCTCAAGTACACCAGAGCCTGATTCATCAGTGTAGATTAGTGGCTCTTGTCCTCTCTGGAAAAAGTAAGCGTGATTAGCAAAGTTTATAATCTTCCAGTTGTTTGCGGACACTGTGTAACTGCCCGGTGTAACGTCAGTTAGTGTAGTGGTGCCTGTGAATATCTTACTGTTACCAGTGGAGAAGATTACCTTGTCACCACTGTAGTCCACAAACTCAAATATAGTCTCTACGCCAATACTGGAACCCAGTGGTGTTGCTGAGCTAGTCAGCTTGTTAATGCCTTTACGTGCTGCAATACGTCCGTACTTGTCAATGACTGCATTCTGTGCTATGGAAGCAAAGGACGGGTCTTGACCCACTGGAGAATCCTGAGTGTTTAACCCACGAAACCCCGGCGCACCAATGTATATGTTCTGACGTTGTTCAGCCATTATGGGACTCTAAAAATAAATTCTTCAGGGTTCTTATATGCGTCTAGCGCAATCTCGTCTGATAAATGACGGTCTGCAATGGCAAAGTAATCTTGTGCAGTCGTGCCGCCTGTCTCTCCGCGCTCTCTTGCCAATAAAGCAACTGCGATATGAACGATAGGATTAGCAGGCAATGCAGTTGTATCTGTATCATTGCTAAGTGCGCTTTCCCTAGCTATTAAGTCAAAACGTAAAGAGTATGTACCATCTGGTGTGGGGTACAATGTAACTTGTGTATCGTCTGAACTATCTACACCTGAGTAAGTAAAGTATGACGGTGCACCGCTAGTAGACCCAGCGTTGTATACTGCATTGTTTACCCATGTTGGTGTTTGATAGGTAACAAAGAAATTAGAAGTATCGTTAATGACACTGTATATTTTAACACGTTCTCCAGCGTTTGTCAAGCTATATTCTGAAGTTCCTGAAGATGTTGTGACAACTACTGTAGTCCTGAGTGTAGACCAATCATGTGCATTCTCTACCTGTGTCTTTGCGTCATTTACAAAGTCACCTACCATCTTAGAGTACGCTGTGTTAGCTACTGCGGACACCTCATCTTCACGTAAGCGTCTAAGTACGCTGTTCACTAATGTTAAGTATTGTGTACTCATTAAATAAGTCCTTGGAATAACCCAATTTTAGGAGCTTGGTATACTGGCAAGCCTGTCAGCCCTGCAAGTATCTCTGGAGCTTCATATTTCTTTTCAAACTTAAAGTCTTCAAACATTGTCTTAGTTACTGACTGAGGTTGCAGCATGCCAGCGCCCAGCCCTAGAGCAAGACCTAACCCTGTACCCGCACCCGCGCCTTCTCCACGCCCTTGTCCTAGACCTTCACCAAATCCTTCTTCTTTTCCTGCGGCTTCTGCGGCTGCTGCTGCGGCTTCTCCTGCTGCTGTTGCTGCCGCTACGTCAGCTTCTCCCTTGGCTGTAGCTGCTGCCGTTGCAGCTTCTCCAGCTGCTACTGCTTCTGATACTGCTGTTGCTCCTGCGGCTTCCGCTGCTTCTACAGCAGCATTTCCTGCGGCTACAGCAGCATCTACAGCATTTTGACCAGCTTCTACAGCAGCGGCTACGTTAGTTTCTCCTGCCGCTATAGCGTTTTCTAAAGTTGTTGCTGCTTCACTTATTGTGTTCTGTAGTGTAGTTTCAGCAGCTTCCATAGCTTCAGAAAGAGCAGTATTGCCAGCTTCTATTGCTGCATCTTTAGCGTTTGTAACTTCAGCAAGTGTTGTATTTAGAGAATCTATTGTTCCCTCTAAAGTGGTTACTGAAGATTCTAAAGTTTGTATGCTTTCTGTTTGGGCTGCTATTGTGCCAGTTTGGTTAGCTATTGCTTCATTAGCAGAATTTAACTCAGTCTGTAAAGATGACGCTGTAGTTTGTGCAGTTTCTAAAGCTGTTTCTGCTGTTTCTAAGTTAGTCTCTAAGCCTTCAATAGTTGTACCCGCTGCTTCTAGTTCACCTTCTAAGCCCTCAATAGTTGACTCAAGACCTGTTTTTTCTGCGCTAAAATCTGCCTCTACTTCGCTCACAGCTTCTTGAACAGCAGCGTCTATGTCTCCTTGGTCAAACAAAGTAGTGTCTTCAGGAAGATTATCTAATACTTTTTGTTTGGCTTCTTCTACTTCTTCAGCAGTAAATAACCCAGAAGTAGCACCAGCTAAAGCAGCGGATACTAACTCATCTACCTGCTTTTGTGTAAACATTCCCCCAGAAGCCGGAGGCGGCGGTGGAGGTGGTGGCGGCGGAGGTGGTGGAGGGGGTGGAGCAGCAGGGGGTTCTGCTGGAGGTGCTTCAGCTGCTTCAGCTGCTTCTGCTGCTTCTTGTGCTTCAGCTGCTGCTGAGGCTGCGCTACTGCCTGTTTCACCTATGTCAATTGCAGGCGGTGCTATGTCTTCCTCAAAATCGTCTACTTCAATCGCTTCAAGAGCATCGTCTAAAGTTATATCCTCAGTAATAACATCTAAAGGTGTTTCTGGTGGTGCTATAACTTCTTCAGGCTCGTCTGGCCTTACTGCTTTTTCAGTAGTGTCTGTAGTTTCTTCTGTATCTTCCAGTTGAACTGTTGTAGTTTTGTCTACTCTATCATAAGCAGAAGAAGCTAAGTCTCTGACTGCTAGCCTTTGTTCGTTAGTTATTTGGTCAGGTCTTCTACCCTCAAAAGCAACTTGATAAGCAGCTTGTATAAACTGCTCTAAAGACATTCCCGGCTTGTAAAGATTATCGCCCAGCTTTGCTACTATTTCTGCTTCAGCGGAAGCAAAGTCAGGCGCGTCTTCTGTAGCCTGTCCTGTATCTACAGCATCTTTTATTGCTAATGCGCCAGTAAGCATGTTAACAGGGCCAGCAATACCGCTTATGGTGTCCGCTGTGGGGGTAGAAGTAGCTCCTGCTAGTATGTCCGATAATGTAGTAGCAGGCGTAATAACTTCAGTATCTAAAACTTTTCCATCTGATACAGTTTGTGTTACTTCCGCTGGGATAATTTCTATGTCACCAAACAATGCGTCACCTGCTGCTCCTGCAAGTTGACCTAATGCTTGTCCTGTTGCCCAGCTAATAAACGCTTTTATCGCAGGGGCTGCATAATCATCAAAGCCGGGACGATTGTCTGTTAAGGTTATCTCATTAAAACTAAAAGGGTCATACAGTTTTACAGACCCGTACTGATCGCTAGTACGTACAGGAGACACGCCGTACTTTTCGTAGACTGCTTGTACTTCAGGATTAAACTGATACGCTTTCATAAGCGCAGATTGATAGTCCTGTCTACCTTCTGTCTGTTGTTTAGCAACTTCCTTCGCCATGATAGGCAAAAGTTCATTCTGGAAAGACTGTAGCTGTTCATTGGTTAAGTTACCGTAACCAAATGTTCCACCAAAGTCTTCTAGGTTTTTATCAAAGGTAAACGAACCAAAGTCATAGTTTTCAAGAGAACCCACAGGGACAGAAGCCATTGCGGATTCTGGGTCAAACTCCGTACCGTATGCGCCGCCTTCACCTATAACAGTAATGTCCGGTAGATACCCCTGATCTACTAAATCTGTTTGTAGTGTGCTGGTGTAGTCTCCTGTGCCTTCTCGTAAAGCACCTAAGTAAGCATCAATATCAGGAGTTTGCTCTTGCTCTTGTTCTTGTTCTTCTTGCTCCTGCACAGCCACACCACCCATGAAGCCGGGAGGTAAGTCAAACTCTGAC